TAGCACCTTTAACGCAAGATGTTATTGAACAAAAAGCAGTTTATGGTGATAAAGGCGATAAGGGAGACCAAGGCGTCCAAGGTATTCAAGGTGTTGATGGACGTCAAGGGATTCCTGGACCTAAAGGTGCTGACGGAAAAACGCAATATACACATATCGCTTACGCAAATAGTGCCGATGGCGTAACTGATTTTTCAACTTCTGATTCTAATCGTGCCTATATCGGGATGTACGTTGATTTTAATGTCAATGATTCAAACACACCGAGCGATTACTCATGGACGCTTGTTAAAGGAGCGGATGGAACGCAAGGGACACCGGGCAAACCTGGAACAGACGGTAAGACTCCATATTTCCACACAGCATGGTCTTACAGCGCAGACGGCACGGACGGTTTTACGACTGTTTATCCTAATTTGAATTTGTTAGAAGGTACTCGAAATTTCAAGCCTAGAAGTGCTGGTGATAATACACCAAACCAAAATGCAGGAAATATTTATTTTACACAAAATAAAACAGTAGCTGATTTATTTAAAGCTGGCGATTATATAACCATATCTTATGATATTGAATTTTTAAATACTGAACTATATAGTAGTTCGGAAGATGTAAATATCACGATACAAATGTATGGCGGGTCTTATACATGGATATCTCAAATAAAAGCGAAAAATGTAGGTGGTAAGTTTTATACTAAAGATTCATTTAAATCATCTGATTATGTAGAAACCCCTACTCATAAAGTCAAGGTTTCGCGAACAATACAATTAACTCAGGATTTTATAAATACAAATGCAACGGTCAATAGCATTGGATTAGTTTATAACTTTATACCTGTTGGTGCTAATACAAACCCTACTAATTTAAAAATAGAACTAGCGAAAGATTTAAGTTCAACCGCAACTCCACACATGCCATCAGCTAGCGAAGTAACAACTGCTGACTGGCCAAGATATATCGGTCAGTACACAGACTTTACGCAAGCTGATAGCACTAATCCATCCGCCTATACTTGGAGTCTGATACGAGGGAATGACGGGAAAGATGGGAAAGATGGTAATGACGGAAGAGCAGGTAAGGACGGTGTTGGAATAAAAACCACTGTTATCACTTACGCTTTATCTTCAAGTGGTACAGATAAACCAAACACTGGCTGGACTTCACAAGTCCCTACTCTTGTAAAAGGTCAGTATCTCTGGACGAAAACGGTATGGACATACACGGACAACTCATCAGAAACAGGTTACTCAGTATCTTATATTTCTAAAGACGGAAATAACGGTCATGACGGAATAGCTGGTAAAGATGGTGTCGGTATCAAAACTACGACCATTACATACGCAGGCTCAACAAGCGGAACAACGGCACCCTCTAGTGGCTGGACTTCCACAATTCCAACAGTTGCAGCAGGTAGTTATCTCTGGACTAAAACATTATGGACGTACACGGACAATACCAGTGAAACAGGTTATTCAGTAGCTAAAATGGGAAATAATGGAACAACAGGACCGCAAGGTCCTCCTGGAAGTAATGGTGATCCTGGTAAAATCGTTTCTGATACTGAGCCAAGCACTCGATTCAAAGGATTGACTTGGAAATATTCAGGCCACTCTGACCTTACAGCGAGTGATGGAACGGTCATTAAGCCAAATACTGAGTACTATTACAACGGCACTCACTGGATGATTAATTATTTAAGTGCGAACAATATTGAAGCAAACTCAATAACCGCTGACTTAATTGATGCAAAAAATTTAACCATAACTGATGGAGAGTTCATTAGTAAAACAACTAATGGTCTAGTTACAACCTCTACTGAAATTAAAGATAATCATATTGCAATTTCAAAGACAGACGGAACTGTTAATACTAGAAATGATATAGCGCTTGATTCTGAACAAGGACTAGCTCAGAAATTTACGAACATTAATACAGGATTCTACAGAACAGCTGGGATTAATTATCAAGGTCCATTCACAAGTGACTCAGATGGAAACTATGCTCAACTTACACCTCAAGGCACGAAGTTATCTACTGACGTTCCTTGGACCAAGCTTAGTTTGATGAATAATTTTACTGGAAATATTGAGTATGCGATTATCAATGGGACTGTCTATATATCAGCGTCAGGAGTTGGCGTACCAGCAATGACTGCTGGTCAATGGAAGCAAGCGGCTCAATTGCCAACAGGAAGTTCAGCAATTCCAATTAGAGCAAATCGAATTGCAGCAGGAGATAGTGGAGATGGTCTAAGTTGGGCATTACTTTCTAATCAGGCTGGAGGAATATTCATTCGATGCAGTGCTAATAAAGCACCGACAGCTAACTTATTTAATGCCACATTACCATATCCTATCGGATAAAAGGAGGAAAAATGGAAAAAGTCAATACAACGAATACAACAACTGACATCTTTGTCGATGATAAGAATGTGGGTAATTTCACTCTCACAACGTTCGACAATGGGACAATGAATGCAAATTTCATGATTAATGACCCTACAGCATTTCATGGCATACCAGAAGCAGCTCAAGACCTAGCTAATTTAGTTAGCTCGGCAGTTAATCAGTCTAAAGCTTTGTTGGCTGATTTTGAAGCTAGTAAAAAATAGAAAGTAGGGGTTATGGAATTAGAACAACTTGTGGAACAGCATGAGGATAAGCTCAAACAACATGACAAGGAATTATCCCGGCTTAATGATATGTCAGTTGAAATGCAAAAGCAGATGAATGATGGCTTGACTCGTGTGGATGAATCCAATCGCTTTTTAAGAGAACAGAATACTCGTCAATCTGAGCAGAATGCTCAAATACTGCAAGCTGTTATCAAAGGCAATGAAAGCTCAGATGAACATCAGTTTCAGTTGAAATTACTTGATAAAACAAACTTTTGGAAGTTGACGATTGGAATCGGCAGTTCTGCAGCAGCAATTTTTGTAGCATTAACTGAAATAATCAAAGTATTTTTTAAATAAAGGAGAAAGAACATGAAAACAATTGATAAAGGCACACTCACACGTACAATCTTACTTGTATTAGCGTTAGCTAACCAACTTTTAACAGCTTCAGGACACTCTGTAATTCCAATAGATGATGCCACAGTAACAAATATCATCTCAACTGGTTTCACCGTAGCAACTGCACTCGCTTCATGGTGGAAGAATAATGACTTCACTCATGCAGCTAAAAAAGGAACTGAACTTACAAAAAGTTTAAAAAATGGTGATGCTGTTCAAGTGGTTAAGGCATCTGATTCTGACCACGAATTCACAGAAGGAGGTGAATAATGCCAAGTATTGAAAATATGATTGCTTGGATGCAAGCAAGAAAGGGTAAAGTTACCTATTCAATGACTTCACGAATGGGTCCTAGAAGTTATGACTGCAGCTCGTCAGTATTCTTTGCAATGATTGCTGGCGGATTTCTGTCAGCAGGTTCAATGGGTAATACTGAAACCTTATTTGGAATGTCAGGAACTAAACTCAAAGAAATCAGTCGTGGAGAGGTCCAGCGTGGCGATATCTTCATCTCAGGCACTCCAGGAGGTTCGGCTGGCTCTGACGGACACACCGGTATCTTCCTAAGCAATGGCTCATTCATTCACTGCTCTTACACTCACAATGGAATTGCGGTTGATACGAATGACGCATACATGAGTACTCGATTGCCACATCACTTTTATCGAATTGTTGGTTCAGGTTCAGGAAACACTGACAACAACCCTCAAATGGTTACATTAAATGTTGATGGCCGGTTTGGTAATGCGACTGCTAAACGATTACAAGAATACTTTGATACGGCTGGTAAAGACGGAGTAATCAGTCACCAGTACAAACAAACCTTTAATCAAAATATTTATGCGGCACAGTTTGATTCATCACTGACAGGCTCAAACGTAGTAAAAGCATTGCAAAGATTCTTAGGCATCGGACAAGACGGACTGTTTGGTCAAGGTACAATTAAAGCACTACAAAAACATCTTGGAACCACACAAGATGGAACAATTAGCCCAGTATCTGATTCTGTCAGAGAGTTGCAACGTCGATTGAATGCGAATAAACTGTAGAAATTAACCCCGCTTCGGCGGGTGTTTTTTCTAATAATTTGCTTAATTTATTTAAAAATGATATAAAGATAGTAATAATGATAAAAATTTAGGAGAATTTTGATGACCATAACTAAACCAATAGTCAAATTTGTTGTTTCAGAATCGATTGAAACACAAACAAACGGAATGATGCAGAGACAGGTTTTAATCAATCCTTTGATAAACTTAAACGTTCCATTCATTCCGACAACAATTTCATTCGCGATTACTGTTATTGTTGCTAATATTGATTCTGGAGAGCATGAAATGGAATTATCTATAAAATCAAAAGAAGGATCTAAAATCATTTTTTCAACAGGTAAAACACAAATTTCTGCACCTAATGGAACGGACAACTTCGTTGCAAATGTCGATTTAAGGAATGTTGCTGTAAGAGAAGCCGGAGAATATATGATTTTCCTAAATCTTGATGGTGTTTCTAATGAAGATTCGTTTTATGTAGTAGACCTTGACCAAAAATAAAAAATATGGATAAAACATTTCATTATAGTGGGCTAGCAAATTATGGTGCAATAAAGTCTTTTGAAGTTGATAAAAAGTCCAAAGATCAGCACGTCTCATCAAGCAAAGTACTTACTGCTGTTTTTATTGGAACGTTGTCTGTAACAAGTTTTGCTGTTAATACCCCTAAAGATAATAATCTATTTCTTACGAATCTTGTTGATAAAAAAATCGTAAAAAAATTTTCTAATATAAAAAACAAAAAATCTGTACCTTTGTTTAATAAAAAGGAGGTAGATGACATGTCAGAAAAAATGAACGCTACAGAAATTAAATTAAATGAAGTAGAAAAATATTTTAATGAAAAAATCTCGTATATAAAAGATACTGTACATGTAATTGATAAAAAATCATCTGTAATTGAGAATGAGTTACACCATATTAATGATAAGATTAGTGAAATGAATTCAAAATTCGATTCTATTCCAGACGTGATAAAAGAAACAATTACCAATACTTTAAATGAAAAAGCAGTGAATAAAAAACAAAGCTTCATATCAAATTACAAAGCTCCTGTTATAACAGGGGTGATAGTAGGAGTACTAACCCCTATAGTTATGCTTGTTGCTGCAAAAATTTTGGGTTTATTACACTAAAATAACCAATATCATTCGCCCTCCGGGGCGTTTTTCTTTGTTCTCGTTAAGAAGTTTGCTATAATTAATTTCTAACACTGATCCCCCTTAATTGGGGGTCTTTTTTTGTTAACAAATGTTACTGTTTTTCTTAAGATAAATTAGTATAATATCCTTATCGTAAATGCTATTCCAAATACAAATACAAATAACTAAGTGTTTATGAAGAGATAAAGCGCTCTTTTCCAAAGCAAGGGCGCTTTTTTCTTGACAACGGAAATAGAAAGTTATATAATCTTTATATCCAGAAAATACTATTTTAATAAATTCATTCCTAAACGCCCCTCTCCTCACTGGGGCGTTTTTTTGTGCTATAATATAGTCGGGATGTTTGTGAGATTTCATCCTATTCCTAGAGTCAAGCCATTCTTCGGAGTGGCTTTTTTCAAATAAAAAAACTCTAGCT